CGCCTCAATCCGCATTCTTATCCGCAAGCTGATCGCTGTTAGCCTCAATAAACGCCTTAAGATTATCCGCGATCCCAAGCAGCCTTTCCCACTGACCCTTGTACAGCGTGACCGGCCATCTCTGCAACCCATACACACTGACCGCGCCAGCCTTGCTCACCTTGATCGTAAGCTTACTCTCGCTGGCCAGTAACAAACCCGCCTTGCGCATCTTAGCAATCCGCTGCTCCAAATACGCAATCCGCTCTTGATCCGTCATCACATGCATCGTCATCGCTTTTCTCCATCGCTTGTAGCTTCGCCCTAGGGCCAGCTGACTTGCAGAATTTAGCCCATGATTGTGTCAAGAATGTGTTGCAGTCTGACAATTTTCGGGGCCATTTCGAGGTCATTTTGTGGCAACGGAACTGGCGTTGCTGATTTGTTCGCGAGTGTTGCTTCTGCGCCACACTGTTGCTGAGCGGCAACACTTGACCCACCCCCACCCCCAAAATTCGCCCTCGCGCGCGGCGGAATGGCCTTTGTTATATTTTGTGAGAAATTGAGACAGCCATACCATCACCTGGGATTTGTTGACGATTAGGCGGTTGGGAGGGTGGTCTTAACGCGCAACTGGGGATTGTGGGATGGATGTGGTGCAACAAAGTGGTTGACAATTGCGAAATTTGGGAGTAAACTAGTCGGGTACGATGGGAGATCCCGCGCTTGCGCCCCTGTATAGAGTTTCATTATCCGGAGTTCAGTGGCTGCTATGCGCTGGTGAGCGATGGCGTGGTGACGTATGTGGGGAAGAGTTTGAATGTCCTGCAAAGGCTCTACATACATCGAAACCGACTGAAGAGGTTGGCGATTGGGAAGGATGATTATGGTGGGTGTGGCAAGATCCTTCGGAGCTGGGATTCAGTGCGGGTCTATCCCTGCCCGACGAGGGAGCTTGACCGGCTTGAGCGGGAGCTGATCCTTTTGTACAACCCAGAGGGAAATGTGCAGGTTCCTCGGGTCTGGAAGGTGATTGACATGGCGGCGCTGATCGCCCGCGCAAAGGTGACCGATCACGAACTAGGGCAATGGAAGAGGGACGTTACGAGAACCTACTCGCCCAGACCATCAAAGAGTTATCGGCGAGTGGCTTAAGGGCTTGGCAAAGGACTGAGCGGGAATTCAAGCTCCTGCGCGATCCCAAGCAACGGGTAACTCTCCCCAAATTGAAGTTCTTGGAAGATGACGCAACTTGACCCGATCATCGAGCGTTTTCGGCATGCGCATCATACCGTCGCGATGATGTTTGCTGCGGGCATGACGATCCAAGAGATCAACAAGCGTACTGGCTTCACCCCACGTCGGCTGTCGATCTTGCTCGATGACCCAACCTTCTGCGAACTGATTGAGCATTACCGCAAACCACACGTCGAGAAACTCCACCACGCAATTGGCGACGCAATGGAGACGATGGGCATTATCCATATCACCTCCCTCCGCCAAATCCACGATCGTCTTGAAGAGGCGGATGAAGAGGGCGCTGAGCCAATCCCGCTCCAACATCTCATCAAGATTCAATCCGAGATGGCCGACCGAGTCGGTTTCTCCAAACACACCATCAAAACCGTCCTGAACATCGACTTCGCAACCGCTCTTGACCGCGCGATCGAACGCAGCGGGAAGGCTCATGAGCTCAAGCTAATAGAGGAACGGGTGGCCCCTATTGGGCTACCGTCTGCTAGCGAACGTGTAGAGAGGCCAAACCCACCTGTTCCTCGCGAGTACAGACGAACCACTTGACAGAGATTGGGGCATAAGCCCTGATTTAGGGAGGTCGTCGCTTGAGTCCTGAGCTCGTTGCTTGGCTTGCCTCTTGTGCTGGCGATCCGCTGGCCTTCGTGAAGGGCGCCTTCCCCTGGAACGAGGCTGGTACGCGCCTCTCAGGTTTTAACGGCCCTGAGCCTTGGCAGGTTGAGATCCTCAGTCGGATTCGTGACGGCCTCCCGCTCAACAGAGCAATCCAACTCGCCACCGCCTCCGGCCATGGGGTGGGCAAAAGTGCGCTTGTGTCGTGGATCTTGATCTGGGCGATGGCAACCAAACCCGACACCCGTGGTGTGGTCACCGCCAACACCGAAACCCAACTCAAAACCAAGACCTGGGCCGAGCTTGGCAAGTGGTTCCACATGTTCATCGGGAGGGAACACTTCAAGCTCACCGCAACCGCGCTCTTTGCAGATAGCGAGACTCATGAGAGAACCTGGCGGATTGACATGGTTCCGTGGTCGGAACGTAACACTGAGGCTTTTGCCGGCTTACACAATCAAGGTCGACGGATTGTTGTTATATTCGATGAGGCCTCGGCTATCCCTGACATTATTTGGGAAACTACTGAGGGTGCCCTTACCGACGCCAATACAGAGATTATTTGGTGTGTCTTCGGCAACCCTACTCGCAACACCGGAAGGTTTAAGGAATGTTTCCCAGGAGGCCTCCACTCTCGGGCCTGGCGCACTTACCAAGTTGATTCTCGTACAATCTCCTTCACCAACCACAAGCAAGTAGCGGATTGGATCAACGCATATGGAGAAGATTCGGACTTTGTCCGCGTTCGAGTACGAGGAGTTTTCCCAAGAACTGGCGAGATGGAGTTCATCTCCTCAGAGCTCGTGGGTGAGGCGGCGATGCGAGAAGCTACGTCGCATTCTCACGAGGCCCTTGTCATCGGAGTCGACGTCGCGAGATATGGAGACAACGAGACGGTAATCTTCGTTCGCAAAGGAAGAGATGCGCAGACTTACCCACCTGTACGCCTACGTGGCGCAGACGTCATCACAGTGGCGTCAAAGGTTTCTGAAGTCTCTACGCAATACAATGCTGACGCGATCTTCGTTGACGGTGGAGGTGTGGGTGGTGGTGTTGTCGATTGCCTTCGTAATCTTAGCGTACATTGCTTTGACATTAATTTCGGCGGTAAGTCCGATGCTACTCACGTCGCCACCGAGACCCAGGGGATGATGTTCGCCAACAAGCGCGCAGAGATGTGGGGTGCGATGCGTGAGTGGCTGAAGACCGGCGCAATCCTCAACAACCCAGATCTCCGCGCTCAGCTCGTCGGGCCGACATACACCTACAACCTCAAGAACGAAATCCTCCTCGAAAAGAAAGAGGACATGCGCAAGCGAGGACTAGACTCCCCTGACTTGGCCGACGCCCTCGCCCTAACCTTCGCCTATCCAGTCGCAATGCATCTCGGCGCGGGTGGCCACTGGGGACAAACTCAGTCGCGAATTGAAACCGACTACGACCCAATCGCGATGTTCGAGAAAGAGATCGGCCACGAGCGGGCATACAATCCTTATGGAGGGGTAGCATGATCCTTAAGCTAGAAGATTTCTTCACAAAGAACCAGTCGGATTTTATAATGGAATTAAGACAGCTGGTTGCTAACGCGGAAGATCTCGAAGCAAGGGTTACTAGTGATCGAAATAGGCTCAAAGAGCTTGAGGACGATTGGGGCTTCCGCATTGCCATAAGGATCACCAACGAATGCCTTAGGGCAGCGAACGACAATGGAAGGTTGAAAAAGGTGGCATGATATGGGAGATATCATTTGGTTAGATCGAACTCAAGATCCCGCACAGAGTCCTGGGAAGGAGTTAACGGATATATCTGATCTTATAAGGAGAATTGGCGAGAGAAAACTGGCTCCTATTATAGCTAGTGGGTGTCAGTTCGTTGCATCTGCGCAAGCCATGTTGCATTACGATGGTAGCGTTGTGATGGCTTTTAATATGACAGTAATTCGACCTCCATCAGCGCAGCCTATAGCGAGGAGTGCGACAGGATATAGGAGGGCTGTATAAATGTTCGGCTCCCAACCTCAGACATTCGTCCCGCCACCGACTCCGGCTCCACTGGCTCAGGAGACCCAGCCCACATCCGCCAAACCACCTAAGAAAGCTTCACAACCTTCATTCATCGGAGCAATCGCTCCCACTCCACAACAGACCGGCCAGCGAACCTTACTCGGCGGCGCACCAACTCAACTAGGGACAGCGTGATGATCGGCACAATCCTCCTGGTCTTCGCCTTCGTCTTCGCCCTGATCGCGGCTGTGTTCATTGAGTCCGTCAATCGCGCCTCGATCACCATCCACTTTGGATGGCTGGCGTTGGCCTTCTACATCGCCAGCTTAATCTTTGCGGGTAGATAATTGACTGAAATTGGGGCATAGTTTGGAGTCTATATATGGCAACCGTCCCCGGCTCACCAGATCCAATCACCACAATCCATCCAGCGTTCCGACCAACGCAGGCGGACTTCCTCCAGGCTGCGGCGATCATGGACCAGCAGGGGAAGTTCGTCACCGATGAACGAGGGCAACCCGTAGTGGAGACGGAGACTGTTGGAGATATCGCGCGGAAGTGGCAAGGTTTCGAGAGTCGTTTCCCAAAAGAACAACATAACATACCTAAGGAGCAAATGATAATCCCGCAAGTTCGTGGTAAGATGGGCTGGACCTGATGCCCACCGCCCAATACGGTCCTGGTCGAGGTCGCGCGTCCATCAGCGCCTCAGGCGATCGCGGTGCCGAAATCTACCGCCTCCCTCCCAAAGAAGACATGGACCTGCGCAAACAATCCGAGGGGCGCCTAATCGGCCTACGAGTCAATCGCTATTCCTGGTGGGTGCATTGGAGAGAATGTGCTGACTATATGTTACCACGCCGTTATAAGTGGATCATTACCCCCAATCAGATGTCTCGTGGCAGCCCTATCAATCAGCACATCCTTGATAGCACTGGTTCTCTTGCTGCGAGAAACCTGGCTGCGGGAATGATGACCGGCTGCACCGACCCCACCAAACGCTGGTTCAGGTTGAGGATCGGCAGAGAAGATTCCACAAAAACCTCACCCACCTCCCTGTGGCTCTCTGAGTGTGAGCGCATCCTCAACCTGATCTTTCAAGAATCAAATTTCTACCCCGCAATGGCCGTCCTCTACTTCGACCTCGTGATCTTCGGCACTGGGGCTCTCATCATCTACGAGGACTACGACAATGTTATTAGGTGTTTTAACCCCTGCCTTGGCGAATACTATCTCGACAACGATCAGTCGTTTTGGCCTGCGATTATGTA